CGGCAGCGCAGTTCCAGGGTGTCTTCCGGCAGCCAGAAAAACGGCAGCAGGACATATTTCTCATCCTCCGTCCGTGGCGGGAAGGCCAGGACCAGGGCCGTGATATCCGAAGTGCTGGATAAGTCCAGGCCGGCATAACACATCCTCCCCCGAAGGGCATCCCGGTCGATGGGAAGATTCCCCTTGTCGTAGACCTGCTCCGGAATCCAGCGGATGCTGGCACTGGTCCAGATGTTCAGACGGAGCTGCTTGAACACATTTTCTTCAGCAGGATTCTCGATGGCGTTCTGATATGCTTCCCGGACGCGGTCGATCTGGATGGTGTGGCCAAGGGAGGGATTCGCTTTGTACCAGTTGGCTTCATCCGTCCAGTCATCCTCTTCTGTAAGTCCATAGACAACAGGATAAAAGGCAGGGTCCTTCTTCCGCCCGGCCATGAGGTCGAGGGCTTTCGTGTGCAGTTCATAACAGATACTGTTCTTATCGTTGCCCGCCGTGGTGATGATGAAGAAGAGCGGCTGCTCCCGGGCATCACCGGACCCTTTCGTCAGGACATCATAAAGATGACGGTTCGGCTGGGCATGGATTTCGTCAAAGACCAGTCCCGAAACATTCAGGCCATGCTTGGTATTATGCGTAATAAACCCATTCGTCACATGGGTCTGATAGTGTTCCATCTCAATAGAAATTGTCTTTTGCGGTGAAAGTTCACTAATTTCAGAAATCACTTCAGATTCACACGCTCTTTGATGATGGTGAATACCCCGTTCAATTATGTTTTGAAATCGTTCTCTCTTTCTAGGATGCACCATATATGGACAAACAAGATTCCATAATTTTTCCAGCTGTCCATACGTCGATACCGTGATGTTGAATCGTGTCTCGATAGAAGCGTTGATGCCCAGGCGAGCCAATAAGGTCTGGCACTCCTGACGCATCCTTCGGCTGACCGAGGAGATAAACATATTTCCCCGGCATTTTGGATCCGCTACACAGCCATCTGTATCAATCAAGCCAGCCAAAAAGGCAGCCCACACGTCAGGACTGCCTTTCCATATTACATCGGGTATGTGTTTGGTATCAGCTTTTGCTTTCTGTCCGAAATGAGTACGAATCCACTCACGCCCGGGGCTTTTCCTTCGCTTCCCAAGGCCGATAATATGATGCTCAATAGGGCCCTGATAACGGTCTTTTCCTTCTTGTTTTTGCCGTGTTGAATACTCGGAACGCAGGGTAGAGCCAATCGATTCCATAAATCGCCTCATCTTTTGTATTACCGGCGGGTCTGGGTTGATGAAGCGAAAATGCGAACAGTCTCCATCTCCTGCCCAGGCGCCAAGCGCCCATGCTTCCAGTTCCGATATGCTATGCTCCCCACTATATTCATACGGCCATCCCAATGCTGGGGCAACCCGGTCTTTCAAAACCAGTGAGTCCGCTTGCTGCCAATCGTACCGGTGCGTCAGATCCTGCCGTCTTCGCCCTGCAAGCATATAGTAAAATGGGTGCTTTTCTGTAACTGTGATTTCCCGATTCTTTGTAGTCCGTATTCGAAGAACCGGGGCCGGTGCTTCTACTCGTACCGACTTCACTTTATCAAACACCATCGTCAGTCCATCAGCAGCAAGAATTTCATCGCCCGCCTTCACATGATCAGCGCGGGTCAGCGTACCATCTTTTCGCTGTAAAATAGTATTGGGAGACAGGCATCCAGTTTCTGCAGACAGTACCTGATAAAAACCCGCATTGCGGTAATTGATGATGCGCTTCCCTGCCGTACGTATCTTGGAGCGGCGCATGAGCGCAGGACTCATTTCGACCATCTGGCGGGCCACATCAAAGACGATGGACGCCTGATTGCGGTCACAAGCGGCGCCATAGACTTCGGCACTTGGCTCATTATCAGCATAAAGAAGATACAGGGCAATGGCTGCTGCCAGCTCCGACTTCCCTTGCTTTTTTGGAATCTCTATATAAGCCGTCAGGAACTGCCGCTTCCCGTTCTCCTTGACGATGCCGAAGAGATCACGCACAATCTGTTCCTGCCACGGCAGGAGCAGGAACGGCTGCCCGGCCCATTTGCCTTTTGTATGACAGAGATTTTCGATGAAGGCAACCGCCCTGTCGGCCTTGTCCTTGTCGTAATGGGAATCCGGCAGCATGAACGCTGACGGCCTATATACAAATGCCAAACCACTCACCCCCTTAGAATCAATTCCATTTCATCGACATCTTTGTCGCCACTTGTTTCTTCCCCAATCATGCGGCTCCGGGCAGATGGCGTCAGGCCGAACTGCTCGCAGAATTTCAGCATGATTTTGAGATTGGTCTGGGCGATAGACACCTGCGGCACCTGCTGCAGGTAACCATTCGGCGTCCGCACCATATCCCCATGCCGGGTAATGAATTCTTCCGCCCCTTTCCAGCGGGCGTATGCCTGGCAGTAGCCGGCAAAGGCCATCATATCCAGATTGGTCAGCATGCCCATCTCAGCAAGGATTTTCCCCAGCCGCTTCCATTCTTTCTTGGCATCGTATTCCAGCCAGTCCGGGCAGCGAGGGAGCCGTCCCTTTGGCATGGGTTCCTTCTTATTGAGGGGACGATGGCCGGGATTGCCTTCCAGCACCTTGAGTGCCGTCGGCTTCGGTTTTCTTCCTCGTACAGCCAATGGCGCTCACCTCCCAATAAAAAAGCCCTTGCGGGCTGTACGACAGAGGGGACCGCATCTGCGTTCCCCTCGGGTTCTCTTTTTTAATTCTTCATGACCCATTCGATGGCGTGGCCATTGTCTTCGAACAGTTCGACGCTGACTGCCTATCCGATATTTATGCATCTTATTTGATGACTTCCCATTCGTCGGTTCCGGGTATCAGCCCAAGACTGCTGCCTGTATCCCACTGTACATGGATGGTCCCAGCATCATCGACGAACTGGACGGTGCCTTCCGTTCCCTTAGGCGGAGCTTGCCTGTCATCCATGGCGATAAGCCGGACCCGCGTTCCTTCCATCCGTTCCCGACTGTGCCGTAGGCCGGCCCGCAGGATGGACAGGTCGAAACCGAACCTGCGGTAATCCCGCTCCATGTTCTGATAATACCAGTCCTCCGGACTACCGAACCGCCGGTCTTCGTGCATGATGTACACAAGACCGCTGATGATGCCGTCATCTGTTTCCACATCCACTTCTTTTTTATAATAGAACCGCGGGAAGCCTTCATAGGCATCGAGCCGCCGTTCATCCGCCGGAGAAATGCGCCAGAAAACAACCGGCACGAAGGCACCCGCCTTCTTCTCGATCGTGGCGTAACATCCTGTCAGGGAACCTTTGAAGAGGAGTTCATAGCCCCGGATTCGGCCCGTCCCTGAAAGAACGGCGTCAGGACACCGTCTTGCCATCTGTACTTCACTCATGTTGCTGCCGTAGGCAATGTAGATTCTTTGTTTCATCGCTCTCATCCTTTCTGAAGGGATTGCCCTTCTACCACCCCAAGGGCAGCCAAAGCTGCCCGTAAGGCTATCCCCTTCAAGCGGCGGCATTGCGCCATGCGGAATTGCCTGTGAGGTGTTTCAGGAAGTGGAGCCGGCAGGTCTTGAACTCGTCACCGATGAGTCCGAGCCGGAGCATCCAGCACCGGAAGGCATATTTTTCATTGTCTGTTTCGGTCTTCCGTGCCGAGGCTTTCTTCTGCGTAAGAGCCTGATGGGCAACCGCAAGGCAGAACTGGATGTAGGCCTTGATTTCGCCGGCGTGTAAGGTGCCGTTGAAAAGGCGGAACTCGACGGTTCCTTTGGTGAAGGTGGCATGCAGGTTCAGCCCGTGATAGCGGGTGCTGTTGTAATGATGGTCCCGTCCGTAAGGCGCTTCCTGATACCAGAGATCGGCGATGCCGTCCAGTGTGTCCGGCTTTTTCCGGTTGAGATCCTTCAGGAACGTGGTATTCGTCTTCCGGCAGTACCGCCTTTCCCGCGAGGGGTTGATCTGGAGAGCGCGGTAAATCATGTCTTCCTTGCTCGCCATGATGTTCACCAGATTCCGCAGGGTCTTTGCCGTGAACCGTTCGGCTCCGACGTGGATGTGGATGCCGCAGGACTTGTTGGCGAAGGCTCCGGCCTTGCGGAGCGTCCGCACCAGTTCCTGCAGCTTCGGAATATCTTCGTAGGAAAGGATGGGGCTGACCACTTCCGTGCGGTAGCTGGCGGAAGCGTCCATGATTTCGCCGTTCACCTTTTTTTGCGAGATCAGGCTGGAGTCGTTCATGGCTTTCCATTTCCGTCCCCTGTCATCCTTTGCGGTGTAGGTATCGTAGGCTCCGCCTTCATGCCTGCTTTCTGTTCCGAAGAAGCGGGCCATGAGGCTGGCCGCCCGGTTTCTTGTAATCCCTGTCATTTCTATTTCGATTCCAAAGTGCAGTGTTTTCATAATTATCTCTGTCCTTTCTATGTGTGCGTGTGTTCTTTCGGTACACTATATATCACTCTAAAGGCACATAATAGCAAGTCATTTTGAGAATAATCATGAATTAAATTGAGAATTTATGTGT